TTGTGTAAGTTCTAAGTATTTGTCAAGTAATGATTTTTTAGGTTCAATTAATGTTAGAATTTTATCTGAACTTATCATAATATTTAAGTCATCAGTATACTCCGTTAACCAAGGTCCTGCAATCTCATTTTCAGAAATTACATAAGGATTTGTTAACTTGCAATCTGGTCTTCCAATATCAGCAACAACTTCTTCAATTTCAGATATCAGGAATATATTGTTCGTTAAGAGAATCAGCATTACTGCTTTCTGTTCGTCCATTTTTATCCATCCTTTGTGTATAAGAATCTTTTACCAAATCTACTGGTTCAATTATAGAAACAATCCAATCTTTTCGTACTGGAATATTTTTATCCTTAGATAGAGGAACCCAAGGATAAAATGCTACTTTGTATTCATTTTCATTTTCACTCTCAAGAAGTGTTTGATTTGTAATCAGTTTTACAACTACTGGGTTGCAGAAAATTAAAGAGATGACATTTCCATCATCATCAACCAATTCTTTAATATCAGCAACCACATCTTCTCCAGATTTGAGAATTGCAAGTTTAACAGCCATGTCTTCTACGTACCTCAAAAAATTATAGCAACAAAAAAGAGGGGAGTCAACTGGTTTTTGCCAGTATCCCCTCTGTTCGACTTGCGCCGACGATATTCAATTCTATTTATAGATAATCCTTACGTGCATGATGTTCTGGAATAATTTTTCCTAGAACAATGCTCAATAGTCCATCCTCAAAGATGACTTCTCGTACCTCCGTATCATCCGATAGTGTCCATGCTCTCTTGAAAGATCGTTGAGCCAATCCCTTATGGATGTAGTTGGCATCAGATTCCCTATCTTCCTTTTGTCCTTCGACAAAAAGTTTTCCATACTCCGTGAATACATTTACTTCCTCCTTTTTAAATCCTGCAAGTGCTAATTCTAAACGTGATTCTACGTTACTAACTTGAACAAGATTGTACGGAGGATAATTTGAAGTAGTCTCATGAACATTAAGTAGACGATTTAAATATTCGTCCATACCAATACTATTACGGGTAATTCTATCCATCAAAGCAGGAAGATCCGCAGCAGTATACCTAGTGATACTTGTCATTATTGTAGCTCCTTTAAAAGCGAGTTTGTGTTTTGAGGACCCTTTCGGCATCCACTACTATTTAACAAAAAACACAAAAAAGGGAGGTATGGACCTCCCTACAAAATCATTCGGTTTCCCCTTCAGATTTTTTCTTTTTAGCACCGATGTTGTACTTAGTCTCAAGTACCCAATCATTTTTATCTTTATAAGATAGTACTTTAATCTGATTTAATGGAGCAATGTCTGAAATTTTGTCAACATTAACTACAGTAATCAGACCCCAATCTGCAAGTAATTGAGTAATTCTATTACGACGTTGAACATCGTTAACCGTCAAATTTGCTGGTTTTCCATCCAAAGCAAATAATTCCTTAAAGTGTACCAGATAATACTTCCCCTGCTTATGGAGAATATGGCAAGACTGGTAGATTTTTTTTTCTTTGCGAGATGCTACACCAATTCTAGTGAGAGTTTCTCTCACTTTCAAAAAGTCATCAGGTTCGTTGAGGATGACTTCTACCATTTGGTCTGGTGCCCATTTCACCTCAGGTTCTTTAACAACACTCATTTTGTTCCTCCAACATCAAGCTTTTGTTTAATAAAATCGATTTGTTCTTTGGAAAGAATCCTCAACGCTTGTTCTGCCTTTTCATTACTATAACCATAGTAGGATTTGACGTATTCAAGGTCTTTGATTTTTTCTTTTTTTATCCAAGGAGAAAACCTCTTCTTGGTTCTCACAGTATTTATAAGAAAATCATATTGGAGTTTTTTCCCCAATGCATGATTAATATTTAATTCATTAACAAGCATGATGCAGTCAATGCTGCCACTAAGGCACTTATTGACGATATATGGGGGATATTCTTTTTCTAAGATAGGGTCTTCATCCAGAAGATTTTTCTTTGTTTGATTAATTGAATTTAACCAATCTTTCAATTCAATCATGATTTCATTATCAAATAATTATTTTTTTCTCGTTGGGAGTAATCAATTTACTGCCAAACATTTCATTGTACTTTTTACCAACTTCTTCTTGGACTTCGGCAATATAGACAACATGCTTCCGTGAGACCGTAATCTCTGGATTCTCTTTACTAATTACTGTTGCCCAAGGTGCAAACCCAACACCATTATTAGTTGGCAGAACCACAAGTCCATTCTGAACCGTAATATTTTCATCACTTTCAGAAACAAGTTCTGCAATAACTTCTTCTCCAGTGACAATACGCAGTAGTTTAACATTAATCATTTAAATTTACACTCCACCATAATTTCAGTTAATGCAGCAAGAAGATTTATTTCTTGGTCTGCCACAAATGCTGCCTGATATTGATACTTAGCAACAATAAGAACGGCAGCAGCAATACTAGGACCGTCAAGGGTTTCATAACAAGCATCGTAAACACGACGCAATAATACCCCAGAATCATTGTCCAAATTACTGACGACCCACTTACGTACTTCAGGAAAGTTTTTTTCTTTAAGGTTTCGAATAAGGTCATCGGTTTTTACTTCCGCAAACGACGCAAGAATGCCCGTGTCAATCTCACCACCCACAGAGTATCGTTGACACTCATTGAGGACTCTCCTCCAGTCTGGAAAGTGTTTGTTGATGAGTTCTGCAAGGACTTTTGGATCGTACTTAATTTGCTCCACTTCAAGGATTTGTTGGAGTCTTTTGAAGAATCCTGCCGCAAGTTGAGGTCTTTGCTTTGTGGTGATGGTGAAATCGACACAAGCACACCGTGAGTGAAGTGGTTCAATGATTTTATTCTTGTAATTACAGGTAAAGATGAATCTGCAATTACCACTAAATTCCTCAGTAAACGCCCGTAAGAGGAGTTGTACATCGTTGGTTGTGTTATCTGCCTCATCAATAATGATGACTTTGTGTTTAGCAGACGACGTAAGTGATAAGGTCGAAGCAAAGTTTTTCGCATTGTTTCTGACAGTATCGAGGAATCTACCCTCGTCGGATCCGTTAATGACATAAAAATCTACTCCAAGTTCATTGCACAGTGCTTTTGCTACAGTAGTTTTACCACAACCAGCAGGACCAGAGAGAAGAAGGTTGGGAACTTCACCACGTTCTACAAAATCCTTAAATGTTTTTTTAGTTGCTTCTGGGAGAATACAATCATCAATTTTTTTAGGTCGATACTTTTCGACCCAGAGAAAATCATCACGCATAATTAAATAGGTTGAGGTCCACCAATAATTTTAGCAGAGGGAATCTGTGCTTGAGCAATTCGTTTTGCTTGAGACTGATTATCTGCTTCTACAATTACTTCTAGGTATCGATTATCACCTGGAAGTTTATATCTTACATTATACTTCATCCGAAAGTAGAATCGGGTTCAAGTGCAATGTAATAGTTTAGATTAAATCTAGGATTAGTAAATTTAGAAAGAAGTTTACTAGAAACAACTACATCATAAGAACCAGGAATAATTTTAATGTTTTCAACCTTGAAGTTGAAAGTAAATTCACTATTTGTTTCACCAACAATGATAGAGAATTCGTTTGAAGTATCATTCTTCTTATCTCTAACTACTAATTTGACAACTCCTGCTTCACCAACTGCAGAAAGATCGGGAAGTTGATAAACAGCAGATGCCTTAATCAGTTTATCAAGTTGAGAATGTTCCAACTGGAAACATACATCTTCTGTTGGCAAAGACAACTCTTTGTCGGGAGGAGTCACAATCACTTCAGGGTCGGCAAAGAAATACTTTACCCTTCGTTTTCCTTCACGGATAATCAAGTGAGTATCATTTGTAAAGTCCAAATCAGGGTCTTGGTGAAGACTTAAACCATTCAAAAATTGGTTCAGGTCATAAATTGCAAAGTCTTTAGTAAATTCCTCCTTTACTTCTGCTTCGGCAAGAATGTTTTCTTGATTTTATCCAGTGTTTGTTCTTTACCACCACCAGTTCTATCTACATAATGCTGACTATAAGTACTAGCAAGATATTCTTCAAGTTGTTTTAGGATTTTATCTTCATTATACTTCCAAAATCCGTTTTTGTTTGTATCCTGGTTCATAAAAATATTAAATGTAGAGGGGGAATTAAGGTTCAACTCGTCAGTTCCACTGCCACCTTGAACACGAGAATTTGCATAAGTAAAATTAATTACGTCTGGTGAGGGATTTGGATTCCCTGTCAGACTAAACCCATCTTCACCCCAGTCATAACTGCCACCAATAATATCTGTTGAGGACATAATTTAAAATTCAATATCAATTTAAGTATATCAGGTTTTGCTGGATAGTCAAGGGATTCAAACTATCATTTTGCTGAATCCCTTTACTTTCTCAAATCTAATTACTCTTTCAAATAAATCAATCATTTCGTCAGTTTTATGAGAAATAACTAAGATATTAGCATCTGTAATCACATACCTAATAATTTTACTAAAGTATTCTATTCCAGAACCATCTAATGAACTATCAAATACTTCATCAAGTATCAACAAATTAGTGCTAATGGAGTTTTTCATTTTTGCAATATCCCTCCAAGTAAAGAGTAGTGCAAGATTAATTCTCATTTTTTCTCCTTCACTAAAGGATTCATAACTAAAGTCTTCATGTATTGGAGTCTTAATATTTTCATTAAACTCCTCATCTAAACTAAAATTAATATAAAAATCCATCATCTGAAGATACTTGTTTATCTGCTGATTCATCAAAGGCAGATACTTTTTTATTATCTTTGCTTTAACTCCACCATCTTTCAAAAGACTTTGAGTGAAATTATAATAGGAATAAAGTTCCTTATATTTTGCCCTATCGGTTTCTAGTTTATTCAGTTGTTTTTCTAATTTTTCTAGAGCATCTTTTTCAGAAGTTTTATTTTTGATTTTGTTGGTAATTTCTTGAATTTCTGATTCCAGTTCTCTTCTTCTTTTAATGAAATTACTGATCTTAACATTGTTGTTAGATACTTCATTGTTTAATTTTAAAATCTCCTGAGAAAGAACGCTGAACTGATTTTGTCTTTTTTCTTCATCATTAATTGCTTGTTCCAGTTCAGTAAAACCATTATTAAGTTCGAGAAACTTATTTTTATGTTCCTCTATTTTATTTAACCGAAACTCTTCATCTATATTTTGAGTGCATGTCGGGCATACCGAACTACCTTCAAAGAAGTTTTTACTTTCTTCTTCCAAATTTATTTTTTCTTGAAGTTTAATTTTTAATGAAGAAAGTTGCTTTATCTTTTTAGAAGCAGTTGAAAATTTATCTAATTCTGGTTGAAGTTCTTCTAAAATTTTATTTTGCTTTTGTTCATTTTGCAACTGGATTAAATCAGCATCAGATTCAAGGACTTTTATTTTTTCTTCTCTATTGAATATTTCTTGCTTTCCACTCAATTCAATACTCTTGATAAACTCTTTTTGCATATCAATCTTTTCATTAGTCATATCATGACTAATTGAGATTTCTTTAATTTTATCGTTTGCAAACTTTACTTTTTCTTTCAAGATAGTATTCATTGAAGAAAAAATCCTAATGTCCAATAAGTCTTCTACAATCTCTCTTCTATTTGCTGTTGATAGTTGCATAAATGGAACAAAAGATGCACTACCAAGAATCACAATTTGAGTAAATGATTTATAGTTTAGTTTTAATACATTTCTTTCCAACCAATCTTGTTGGTCATTGCTGGATGCAAGTTGGTCTAGTATTTTTCCATCTCTATAAATTTCAAAGATAGAAGGTTTAATTCCACGACGAACCATCCATTTTGAATTTGCTACTTGAAAATCAACCTCAACTAAACAATCTTTCATGTTTGTTGAATTTACAAGTTGACCTTTAGTAATTTTCCTAAATGCTTTATTAAAAAGAGAAAAACAAAGTGCATCCAAAAGTGTTGACTTTCCACTACCATTAGTCCCCACAATTAATGTTGTCTTTGAACTCTCGAAATCTATTTCTGTAAAATTATTCCCAGATGATAAAAAATTACGAAATCTTATCTTGTTGAAAGTTATCATTAGTTCTAGGTGGTATCACAAAGTCATTATTAGTAATTATAGCATAGTTGTAGTCGTTATACTCGCAAGTTTTAACTGCAAGTTCACCATCTACCTCCAATACAGACATTGGAGGATAGTCTTCTGCCTCTAAAAGACCAGCATATCTTTCAGCATCATCCTCCTCCTCAAAAAAGTATACAGTCTGTTCTCCATCGTCGTCAAGAACTGCATACGCACCCTCTTCCTCCTTTCCACTAATTACGATTATATACATTTCTCTACTCGTAACTGGTCTGGCATTGCACTAAAGCAACTTTTTTTATTTATTAGGGAGTGGAAATCCATTACTCAATCTCCAATGCTTCTCGATAAACATCTTTGATTATTTTTTTAGCAATATCTTTATTGAGAGTAAATTCAGATTCCTCAATATATTTTTCTAGAATAGTTAGTGTATCCTCAATGTCACCATCAAAAGATTGATAGTTTGAATCATCCACATCGATGATTTCAGATATTTTTAATTCAAGTAAAGGCAAAGAACTCAATACGTCAATAAACTTATCAAACTTTTTTTGATTTGTCTTTTTTCTAACTATTAACTTTACAATTTTATCCTCAAATTTTTCTGGAATGATTTCTTTTGGGTCACTATCTTCATAATAAATTTTCTCAAAAATAGTATAAGGATTATTAACGTACTCTAAATCTGTGGTTTCTGTGTCAAATAGGGAGAATCCTCTAGTATCATTATACATGCGGTTGGAATTGTCCTGGGAAAACACAAAACCCACTCAACTCCAAATGACCAAACACAACGGATGCATCTGTTTTTTCTAGAAGATTCATTGTTTCTTCTTCATTTTCAGAACATATCCAAGGAAGAAGAATCATCTTTATTCCACCAACTTTAAATTCTTTAGGAGAAGATACCTTTATAACATTATCATATTCTTCTAATAATGTATCAATAGAATTTACTTGGTTTGTATTTTTATAATATGTATCGTGATTCCCAACAATATTATATACTTTTATTCCCAATTCTTGAAACTTATCGTAGACATTTTCTTTTGCCCACTTCAATGCCCAGTAATCAATTCCTTTACGGTTATCAAAGGCATCACCAAGGTGAATAACTGTGTCTATATTATTTTTTTCAAGATATGGAAAAAATATATTACTATAAAATTTTGCAAAATAATTATGAAAGTTTTTATTTGCTTTTTTAAAATTATAGTGAGTGTCAGTTATTAAAGCAATCTTCATTGATACAATTTAATCTGAATATTATCCTTGATAGTATTATAGTCTGAAGAATTAAATCCGTCTCCATCAACTGTGAAAACTTCATCATATCCACTACGTTCAATAATTTTTTCTTTAATCTCCATTTGCTTTTTCTCTTTATGAATCCTACGGAGGAAAGCATAATAGACAATCTGAGTGAAATATGCAAAAGGATTGGTTCTCTCTACATCAAAATTATTAATATAATGAACACAGTTTTCCACACCATCACTAATCATGTCCTCTCTGAACATATAGTTCACAAAGTTAGGTCTATAGGATAAGTGCGTGGCAATCTTCAAAAAGCAATCACCTAAGTAATTGGAAATTCTTGGTGCAGGTAACCCTTTTTTCTTTGCCACATCTACTTTATGCTTATGCTCAATTAAAGCAGCATGGAAATCCTTATTGTTAACGTAATGGGGATTTTTCTTTGCTTTGTTCATTACAAAAATATTAGTGTTTTTAATTTGTTCATATTATAACACCGTGGGACAACAATGACAAGAATCTGAAATTTGACAGAGGTGATTGTTTGTGTGTAAAATAACTCTGTGGAGTTTGATGATTAATTTAATACTTTAATTATCTGATTTATATAATTTCTCTAGGGAGATTCTAGCATCTGCTATTGAAGATAAGTATCCCATATTAGCAGAGGGTCTACCTTTAGGTCCATTTTTATTCTTGCTTCTTACGTACTTATGGTACATATGGAGCAGGTCTTCATCGTTTACTTCTGACATCGTAATTACACGATTCATATCAATGATGAACATTGAATCATCAGTAAATTTAATCCAAGGATTTACTTTCAATCCAGTAACACCAAACTGTTTTAAATTAACTGTTTCTATTGTTACTGGATTATCAAGTATTAAGATAGTTCTTTCTTTTTCTTCGCAAGGACAAACCTTTGCAAATATCTCTTCTCCAGAAATCAGTTTAATAACTGCATAAAACTCTTCTTCCATACTTATTCGGTAAAGTTAATTTGTAATACCTCATAATTAAAATTCTCTTCGTTATAAATTTTAATTCTTTCAATTAGATGATTTAAGGTATAATTCTTTTTTGATTTATAGGTAATATCATCTGCAATATCGTAAAGGATTGCTTTGGTTTTGTTATCACCCTTCCTCAGAACACGTCCAATTGATTGTAGATTTCTAACTCTTGATTTAGAAGGAGAAGCAAATATTACGTTGTGCAGATTCTTAATGTTGACCCCAGTACTAAAAGTTCCATAAGAAGCAACAATGATTGCATT